CGCGCACAGTGCGACGGTGCCGTTGAAACTGACGACGTATCCGCCGCCGATTGCTACGTGTTGCAGTGACGGCAGATAGTCACTTTTAGCGACTGCACCGGCTACAAACTTCAAGGCTTGTAGAAGTTCCATCGTGCAGATTATCGGACTTGAACCGACTGCGCAGCCGCGCACATTCCACATGCGCCCTGCTATCTGCCAGCTTGCGTTTATGCCCACAAGCGGGCGCTATTGCTAGACGCTACGCAGCCACGGCGGCAGCGACGTTGCTACGGGCGCAGGCTGCGGCGCTACTGGCGGCGCAACAGGAGCCGCAACAGGCGGCACGAACGCAGGGGCTGCCGCAGGAGCAGGCAGCGGCAGCGCCATTGCCGACGGTGCAGGGGCTGGCGTTGCAACAGGCGCAGGCGCGGCGGCAGGCTTGTTAGCGCCGAAGCCGCGTGGCAGGCGGGGCAAGCCCTGTGCCGAGCGCCACTTACTGTATTGAGTGGAAACGGTCAATTCGTTGATCGGCTGGCCGTTGAACACGGGACTGTACTGCTTGACCGCGGCGATCACTTCGTCTTTTGTTGGAGCCTTGCCTAGCTGACTATTCAGCCCGTCGCAATACTCCCACACAAGACCTCCGATTGTGCCCTGTCCTGGCCGTGTAGCCGGTGCAGCAGGCGCGGCAGCAACGCCAGGCGCGGGCGCGGCAGGAATGCTGGCGGGCGCGGCGGCAGGTGCCACAGCGGCAGGCGCTGCGACGGCTGGCGCTACGGGCGCTTCGTACTTTGCCGCGATCTTTTCCGCGCAGTAGGTTTCGATCTGCACAAGCTCTGACAGCTTGGCGATCATGGTTTCTAGCAACACTTCGATCTGGGACTTCACAGGAGCATCTTGCATGGGCTGCATACCTTTCTTGTTGTTGGACTTCTTGACAGACTTCTTTGGTGCTGGTTTCTTCGCGGCTTGCTTTTTAGCCGCAGGCTTCGCGGTCTGCTTAACCGGCGTCGCCTTCTTCGTCTTTGTGGACATGGTAGCCTCTCCTTTGTTCTGACGTTATTAGCCTAACTGCAAGCGTCTTGCAAGTTTGAACTGCGGCGTTGTAGTCGGTCGTCTCAAGCGTGTAGCCCGTGTGGTTGCGATACAGGCGGCGCAGTTGCTCTAGCGTGAGGGCGCTGTATGTGCGGTTCAACGTCGCGTCGCCTTCTACTACTTTTGCGCCTGGCGATAGCTGAAAAGAAAAGACGCAGGAAGCGGTGTCAATGAGCACTTTCACGCTTCATCCTCATAGCTTGCATCTTCAGGATCGCCGCTGTCTTCGTCTTCGCTGTAGCGGCGTTCGTCTTCGTCGGCTTCTTGAAGATAGTCGTCAAGCGCGTTCACGGCTTCACCTTCGGCGCTGTTGCTGCTAGTGCGAGGTAGTCAACAGCCACGTCGCGCAGCGTGCGCGGCTTCGCGGCCAGGCGGCGATCTAGCTCGCGGGCTACCTGCTGCGGGTCAGGCATTGCGCGCAGGTAGTCGCGATCACGGTGCATCTCTTGCAGCACTGTTCGGCGCGTGCTAGCTGGCAAAAAGATTTCGCCGTAGATGCCCGGTCCGTTTGGTCTTGTTTGCATGGCAGTGCTCCTGTGTTGTGTCGTTACTCTGCGAAGGGGCTGGCGTCGGCTGCATCGTCTGCGAAGGGGCTGTAGGCGGCAGCGGCGCGGATACGCTCGCCGTCCAAGCCGTCAAGCCATGAGCCAAGGCGCTCGGCTTTCGCGTGGCGCTCGACTTGGGAGGCGTGTTGGGTTTCGAGCGCAACAGTCAAGGTCCACGTGGCAGACGCTACAGGCTGCGAATTCAGTGTGGCGGCTAGAATCAAAGTGAGCATCGTTTCCATTCCTAGACACTACTTTACGGCTGCTTTTGAGTCAATAGCTGATAGTAACTATTTTACAAAGCCTTGATTTTGCTCGGCTATTTGACTGCTAAACAGACGCAGCAAACTAGCCCGCTATCTGGCACAGCGAATTTGTGGCCGCATTTGACGCACAGCGGATAGTATGTCCAGACTTCGCCATCCTCGTCTACCTCACTTTGCCTTCCGTCGGCTACGCCTAGTCCTGGCCAGCGACAAACGTGCGGCCAGATGCGCCGCGATCCGTGTGTCAGCAGTAGCGCAGCGGCGATCAAAACGGTGCTCCTGGCTCCCAGCTTTCACAGCCGACAAGCAACACAGCAAGCGGAGGCAATGTGCTGTATAGCGTGCAATGCTCGGCACCGCCTGTGCTCAATTGTATGTGCAAGCAATTACCACAGCACTGGAATTCACCGCGTGTTATCAACTCAACTTGTTTGGCAATTACTTCGCGATTGAATTGCTTTTGTTCTTCAGAAGCCATAGCCCCTCACTTCCGGGTATTTCTTGTTAATCCACACTTTGATTGTCTTTGGCGTTCGTAACTCAGGAAGGCGCTTTGTAGCTTCAACAACTGTGCGCGGCGGAACTGTTCCTGCATGCTCGCGCCACCACACATGCGCTTTGTGTTTCGGGTAACCGTCGTGTTCAAAGCAGAGCCAGTCGGAAAAGATGCGCAGGCCGCAGTGATAACTAGCCTTCAGGCTTTCGTGGCTTCCAGGCTTGGCGTGGACTGCGTACACCACGCGGTCAACAGGCACGTCGACTATTTCCGGCGCATCGTTGCGCTTGATGATTTCGTCTTCTGTCGCGTGCGCCTTGAACTTCACCTTGATTTGGAATGCCGTCGCACAATAGGGGCACACGCGCGCCGACGCATGCACGTAGCACGCGCAGCCCTCGCATACCCTCACAGGCGCTTCGCCCTGGCCTTTGCCTTTCTTTTTCGGCGTGACAGGATCGTTGACCGGACCCAAGCGCCGCACGTTGCCTGCAAAGTCCAGCACCAAGCAGTTTGGCTTCTGCGACGCCGCAATGGCTGCGAGCCTACCCTGTGCTGTGGACAAGTCAAAGCCTGGCGCGTACACAGGGCGTCCGCCGCGTCCTAGTATTTGCACGTGCAAGCCTGGCGACTGCGTTGGACGTAGCCCGATGATCAGATCAATTAGTGGGAAGTCATAGCCGGTCGTCAGTACGCCGTTATTGAAACAGGCGCGATACTCCCCGGCGCGGTAGGCAGCGAGCCGCTTATCCCGCTCGCCGTCAGGCATCTTGCTGTGGACAACAGTCGCAGACACGCCAAGCTCGTTGCAGTATTCCGCGCAGTGCTCTGCGTGCTCGACACCGCTAGCGAAGCCTAGCCAGTGTGCGCGGTTGGCTCCTAAGCGCAGCGCTTCGGCCAGTGCGGCGCGGGTTACTTCCGCTTTGTCAACTGCGCCCTGCAATTGCTTCTGATTGTATTCGCCCTGGCGTATTTGTACGCCGCCTACGTCAAGCTCTGTTTGTGTAGGCCGTGCAATCAACGGTGCTAGATAACCTTCATCGACGAACCAATTAAAAGCAGCCATTTCCGTCATGTCCACGGCCACGTCGGTGAACAAGCCGCCGTTAACTAGATCGCCTTGTCCTAGCCTGTAGTGCGTAGCCGTCAGGCCGATCACTTTTAGTTGTGGGTTGGCTTGTTTCAAGTCGCGAATGAACGTCTGATAAAGCGTGTCTTCCTTTGGCGAAACAAGGTGGCATTCATCCACGATCACAAAGTCAATAAAGCCGAAGGCAGCGGCGCAGCCTGCGACAGATCCAATACCGGCAACAGTGATCGGCGCGTAGGCTTCCTTGCGCCCAAGTCCGGCAGAGTAGACACCAACGGGCGCAGTCGGCCACAGCTTTAGCAGCCAGTTTAGATCTTGTTGTAGTATCTCCTTGACGTGCGAAAGCAGCATTGCGCGCGTGCTGCTGTACTGGCGGAAAGCCTCGACAAGAAACTGCGCAATGACAACCGATTTGCCTGTGCCAGTTGGCATCGCCACAATAGGGTTTCCCGTGTTGCCTTCGGTGAAGTATTGCCAGAGGCAATCGACGCCATATTGCTGGTAATCACGTGGTTTCATTGTCGTCCTTCAGGATTTTGCGTGCCCACGGCGCTAGCGGTCTGCTTCGCTTCAACATGCTGGCCTTACACTGCGCCCACGTAGCTGTGGGAGGTAAACCAAGGAATAGTGCTGTAGTCTCAATCACGTCGTGGAGTTGTGCGCGCGCTATATACGCAAGGTCGCCCTCCGTCGCTTCGGTGTTTGCGGCGATGAATTGCGCTTTCTCCGCGTGGCGCTTGGCGCTCGGGTCCGTGCCCTCGTGGAGCAGCTTACGCGCTGCATCTCGCTTGTCTATGGCGTCCGCTAAGCTCACATCGGGATAGGTGCCTAATGAAATCAGCTTTTCTTTGCCCGCAAAGCGATACTTCAGCCGCCACCACTTGCCGCCCGACGGCGCGATCTCTAGATACATACCTTCCGTATCGTAGAGCCGTTTGGGCTTTGCAGACGGCGCTGCCTTGCTGACTTCAAAATCAGTTATCACGCTTGATCGCCTTTGGTGACATCCAAGTCAGTAGCAGCGTGTACGTCTGCCGATCGATGATCTCGGCTTTGCCTTTGGTCAGCAGCCAAGCAAGATGCCCAGGGCTCATAGCTTGCGCGCTCCGTATTCTGGGCATCCGGCTAACTGCGCGGTCTTGTCAAGCGTGATTTGGTGCAGATGGCAGAACCACGTTCCTGCGTGAAGTGCTTCACTTTGCACACACGTCCGGCAGTTGCGCGCAGGCGCTACCTTGCCGTAGCATACTGGCGCTTTGTCACAGAACTTGCACTGCCACCATGAGGGATCGTTTTTGATTCGCGCGGGCGGCTCCTGCGCAAAGATGATCTCGCGCGCTCGGTTGGCAAACGCGTCGCTGATTGCAGCGTCAGTCGGCACGATCTCGGCATACAGTGAATCATCGTCTTTGCACACAGCGAGGTAAAGCGCGTGCTGCAATTGATACGCGGCCATATACATCTGCATTTGCACGTAATGCGTGAATTTGGAATGCCTGACGCCTTCACCTGCAAAGCCGTTGCCTGACTGTTCAGGTGCGAAGCTGTGCGCCGCCCAATTGTTTCCCGCTAGCTTGTTGAAAGACTTCGCGCTGTGGGTCTTGAATTCGAGCAACACAGGACCTTCTACCTCGGCGATGCTTTCGGCTACGCCGTCAAGGCTGCCACCGAAGTGCCCGCCGTGCAGAGCGATCTTGAATTGCTCGCTTGGCGCTTTGTACTGATACACCTTGATCCCGGCAGCCGCGAGCATGGCCACAAAACGCGGCTCTTCCAAATGTCCGCGATTGAACAGGCGCAGAATGCGATCAGTGTGTGCCGCTGCTGTTGTCCAGTGGAAGCCGTACCAGAGTTTACGGGCACAGTCGTCACCGATCACGCTTGCGCCAAGGTGCGAGCGAAAAGGATCATCCTCACCTCGGTAAGCATCCTCGGCAAGCGGCAGCAACTCGCGCAGCAACGTGCGGAACTTCGCGCCTTGATCGGCTTCAATTGCGGTGCGGATAGCTGCTAGGGTCTTGTGCGCTATTGTAACCATGTCGGTCCTTTCGGGGAAGCGGCAGGAATCGAACCTGCATTACCTGATCAATGGTATCTTACCGAGACTGTCCGCCTTCCACCTCGCGGGCGTGCGCAACAGACCATTAGAACACGCTTCCTTGGCACCGTTTACAGTGGGTGCCGTACCTCGATCACGGGGCTACTTTCGCCAGGGCGGAACAGGACCGGCAGACGGGGCGTCGGCAGGCACAGCGGGAGGCGACCACGGTGCCGCGGCTGGCGCTGCCGTTACAGGAGGCCCCTGCATGAAAGAAGGCTGCGCAGGCTGCGGTGGCAACGCGGGATTCTGGCCGAAGGGCGCAACGGCTGGCGCAGCGGCAGGCGGCGCGAAGGGTGAAGCAGCAGGTGCGGGCGCTGCAAACGGCGAGGCAGGCGCAACGGCTGCACCACCGTCTTGGATGTGCTTCACAGCCTTGACATCGTTGGAAGGCTCGAAACCTTCTTGCGTGCGCACGGCCAGCTTGATCTTCAGCGGAATTCCGTGAAGCTGGTTGGAGTCCTGCAAGATCAGCACGCCCGTTGCATGGCAGTACGCCGAAAGCTGGCGCTGTGCAATCTCGCACACCTTGACGGCATTCGCGCCGCCGTTCCACAGGTTCAGGCGGTCAAACACCTTGCGGTTTGCGTGCTCACCGTCGATGATCTCAAGCTGCAATTCAAGGTATCCGCCACTGTTGTCTTTCGTCGGCTTCGCCTCGCTGGCGATGATCCGCGCATTGTACCAGCCAGCGGGCAAGGGCTCGAAAGCCTCATTTGGTTTGACTGTGTTGGCGTCGAATGGGGTTTGGAATAGTTGTGCCATGGTTACTTCGTGCCTCCTGTGATCTTGTTGATAATTGCCGTCAGGTCTGGTTTCTCAAAAGGCGCAAGACAGCCTGACCTGTCTTTACCTTCGTATTGATAGTCTGCTTGTGTGCAGATCACGTGCTGCTTTTTGCCTTGTTGATCTCGCGCCACAATTAGCCGGAAAACTTCGTCGAAAAGGTAAGGCAGTTGTTGACCCAGTTTCTGTCCTGGCATCATGGGTTGAAACCGCATAGCGCCCGATGCTTCATCCTTCGCCCATTCTTCCTTTGCTGTGATGTAGACGTGCTTGCCCACAATATCACGGAAGCCGCGCAGGATTGCCATTAGTTGATCCAATAATTCGCCGTAGGCTTTGCGCGGATCTTTGTTGCTCGCCTTGAGTGTTTGCAACAGTACCTCAGCAATCTCTGTCGAGGAGTCAACGCAGATGGTTGCAAATTGCTTCGCCTCGTTTGCTTCAGTTACCCAACGCCACACTTCGCCTAATTCAGCGAGCGATGAAACGGCAGCGCCTGGTATCTTGTGGCGAGCCAGTGACAACAGGCCAGCTTCTGCACTGATTACGAACGGCGCGGGCGCGGTTGCAATCAGCGTCGTCTTGCCCACGCCGCCGACGCCGTAGCCTAGTATCTTTACGCCGTTGCGGGCAACCTGATCTGTCGTGAGCCACTTAATCGTCATAGTGTTTCCTTGCGTTCTGCTGCTTCAGCTTCGCGCACGTTTGCGTCGGCGTCGGCTTGCTCTAGCTCGGCAGTATGCAGCGCTTGCCTGGCGTCTTTCACGCGCTGGCGTGCAATGGAGCGGCGGCGGACAGCAGTTAGCAGCGCTTCGCCGATTGTATCGCTCACGGCTGCGCCTCCGCTTTGCGTTCCGCTTCTACGCACAACCTAAGTTTGCATGTCGCTGCTTGTTCTTCTGTGCAGTGTAGAGCCAGCATGCCGCAAGCCTCGCAGGCGTCGATCTCGGCAGGCACGTCTTGCACAAAGAAAGCCTTTGCCTTTGACAGCAGAGCGGCGATCAC